GAACATGAGGCTCAGTGCCGCGATGGCTGCCCCGTCGTTGAGCGCAGAGGCCATGCTCTCCACCGTGAAGAGGTCCCCACGGTAGTCCTCGCAGTAGCCACGAGCCCAGTTCTCGCCGGGCACAAGGGTCAGGGCTCCGGGGTGCATCGGCGGCACATCGAAGTCCGTCTCCACGTTGGTGTCCTCAAGGACGTGGCCTTCCCACTCCTCCCAGTAGAGCCAAGACTTGTCAGGCTCCCGCAGAGGCGGCTTGATGGCATCGACCTTGAGCTTGCACACAGAGTAGATGCAGACCTCCCTCTCCCATTCCTTCTGGTTAGACCAGCGGTCCTTGGGGGCAAGCCTTTCGATCTGCTCACGGTGGGCCTTGGGCAGGGCCATGAGCTTCATCTTGTCCTCAAGGATGGTCAGGAGGGGAGCCCCCGAGCCGTCCCTCTCGACCACGTAGCAGTCCGGCCTGCGGTACATCGGCTTGTCCAGCGTGAGGTGCTTCCACAAGGCGTTGCCCGCAATGAGCAGGAGCTTGATGTAGTTGAGGTAGGTGGTCTCCAGTATGGTTGACTGGAAGCGCTTGCGGTGGGCCATCTCCAGACGGCTGCACGCAAGGACTATCTCTGCGTATAGCTCTGGGTCGGCATCGATCTCACCTTGCAGCTTGGTCTCCATGACCTCGTAGCGCAAGATGGGCTGGCCCGGGGGGAATGCCATGAAGGTGATGTTGGAGGCGAGGGTGTTGACCGCCATGGCCGTGAGCGCTTGGTTGTTGCCCGGCAGGTCATCGCCCGTATGGTAGCCGTCAGGCGGGAACACTGCGGGTATCGTCAAGGCTGCCATCTTGCGGCCCATGTCGATAACCTGCTGCCTGCCTGTCTGGAGGGACTTATAGGCGTCCTCAGCGTTGAGGTCCTTGCCCAGAGTGAACTCCGTGAGGTCCGCCATAACGGTCACATCATCCGCAGGCCGGTGCCACCAGCGGTGCTGGAGCCGATAGCTTCACGGTTGACCCGAAGGGACTGACCCTCCTGCCCGAAGAGGGCTTGGTCTTCCACCGAGCGCTGACCGCCGATTTCCTGCGGTTCGGCCACCTTGTTGGGCTCCGGTACGTCGGGCATACGCTGGGACTTTGTCTTTCCAAAAATGCACATTGCTTGCTGGGTTCCTTTCCTAGCGGGCTGACTCTGCGTCGGGCTCAAGGCCAGCCGTGTCGTTGTAGAAGTCCCGAAGCTGACCCACAAGCTCCCACCGGCCCACGTCCCGCAGGTACTCCGCACGGGAGGCTTTGTGCCCATCCCATACGGGGAGCGGGTAGTTGGCTCCGAGCCAGTCCACAAAATCCTTGGTGAGGTCTGGGGGGTTCTTCCCCTGCCACTCGCTCACTTCCACCAGTCCGGGTCCTTATCGTACGTGTACTTGATATACATCTCCAAGTACCGCAGGGCCTTGCGTAGGTCCTCACGCTTGTTCTTGAAGGGGTGGCGGCACACGTACTTGATGATGTTGAACTGGAAGCCATCCAACTCGTTCTCGATGGAGAAGCGGATGGGCTCAATCTTGTAGCGGGCGTAATGCTGCGGGAGGTGCACGTTGTCGCCCTTGGCTGCCGCCTCGCTGGTCACAGTGTTGATGAGGGCCGTAGCCTCCACCAGCTCTGCGATCTTCTCCTTGGGGGCACGGCTCACCGCGCTATCCGTAAGGTAGCTCACAGGCACAGGCATCTCCATGTCAGCCATAGCAGGCATAGGGCCGGAGCGATCTGGCGCAGCGTGCAGCTCATCCTCCCGGGGCTTTGGGGCAACCTGCTTCAGGGCGTCGTCAAGCCAGTCTTTGATGGGCTCCACCTTGGTATCCTTCTTGGGGTTCTTGGGGCACGGGAGGTCCAAGGACCTGTCGCCCGGCCCATCGGTTCCTCCGCAGTGGATGCACGTCTCGTCATATATTGAGCTATCCGAATAGCGGGTCTCGTGGGTCTTGTAGGCAGTCAGCTTGTCCACAGCCTGCTCCGTTCGATACGGCCATAGGTTCTGCACCTCGGCCTCCGTTAAGTTCTTCCGCCACGCCTTGGTGTACGGGTCGTAGTGGTAGCCCTTGGGTGGGCAGTCGGCTGGCTCGAAGTCTGCCTTGAGGAGGTAGAGGTGGTGTTGATCTACCGTGATCATCCCTCCCCCTTGAACTCCATAAGCCAGTTGTGGATGACGTACGGGGCTCCCACGTTGGCCGGGACCTCAAGGCTGTACTTCATGTCGTCCTCAATGCCCGCCGTGTGCCACAGGTTGTCCAGCACGTTGTCAAGCACCATGGCCTCCTCGTGGGTCTGGTTGCGGCCCTCCTTCTGGAAGCCATTGCTTGCCTGCCGGTGGAGCAATACGTCGAAGTTGATGTACTGATCGAAGCAGGCCCATGTGGCATCCTCAAGCCAAGGCTTCCAGCTATCCCCCATGTAGGCAATGCCGGTGGGCAACGGGCTGTCCGTGATGACCCACTCTACCTGACCCACAAGGCGGCGTAGGCGTTGGTCCTGCTGGCCGAGGATGAGGAGCTGGTTGCTGAGGCCCTGCCAGTCCTTCGACCATGTGAGGTCTTTGGCGTACTCGGAGACCAGCTCAACGTTGTGGCCTTGGGTCTTCATGAGGTTAAACAGACCGGCAGCCGTGGTGGACTTGCCAGCGCCGGGACCACCCCAGATGTTGATGACCTTAAGCATGCCTTACAGTCCCTTCAGAGCATCGGGGGTCCAGAGTGTAATCTCCCCGGTCTCCCTGTTGTAGTCCTTGTGGTGCAGGATGTGGGCGAGACGTGCGGTCAGCAGCGCCTCCTCCTCCCCCTGTCCACCCTTCTTGTAGTGGGACACGATGCCCGCCCAGAAGTCCCGTGTGGGCTCAGCCTTCCAGCGCGTGGTGGCCTGCCCCTTGTTGATGCCCACGGTCTTGACCCCATGGCCGGGCACCAGCAGGGTGGGAGCTACAAGCCACTCCTCGGCACGCTTCTTGCCCATCCCGGGGCAGCCCGCATAGCCGTCCGTGGCGTCACCTGTGAGGGTCTGGAACATAAGGAAGCGCTGGGCCTCCCACTCCGAAATCTCCTCCACCAAGGGACGGCCACGGGGTGTGGTCTTGCCGATGGTGTGGTAGAGGCCGGGGACCGTGCGGAAGTCCTTGTCGTTGCCCACCAGTATCCGCTTGCCGCTGTACGCCTGAGGCTCCGTGTTGAGGATGCCCAGAACGTCATCAGCCTCAAGCCCCTCCCACGAGAATGCCCCGTACTTGTCACGGAGGTAGTCCTTGAGGATGCCGAGTAGCAGAGGCCGTACGCCATCGCCCGTGAAGCCGAGCTTGCGGTTGCCCTTGTAGCCCGGGAAGAGGTCATTGCGGAAGTTGGACTTGGGGCAGGTCAGGGCCACCCGGATGTGGGTAGCCTTGAAGGCCGTCTCCAAGCCGAACATGAGGTTGTCCACGATGGTCTCGCCATCCACACGGCGGGCGAAAGGCTGGACCAAGCCGAAGCGGTCCTCGTAGATCATCTGCGCTGCCGCTGCCGCACGGAAGGCGATAATGTCCCCGTCGATGAGGAGGGTTACCTCAGGGGTGTCCTTGAGGTCGATGGGGTCGAAGCCCTGCATCATAGTGTGTCCTTATGCTTGAGCATTGTGATGCCAGCCTCGGTGATGCGCCAGCGGTTGCGGTAGCCCTTGCCATCGGGATCGTTCACGGAAATCCAGCCCTGCGAGGCCAGAAGGGCTACCTCCACAGAGTGCTGGCGTGCTACATCACATTGTAAGGCCAGCCCCCACTTCCAGACGCGCCGCAGCACGGACCACGTATCGTCGCTGATAGGGCCAATGTAAATGTTAGCCACTTGGCCTCCTGTAAAACTCACCGTGGGCGCTTGCCAGTACGTTTTCCACTATACACGATGCCTCCTCTGCGGTCCTGAAGTACCCGAGGTGCACCAACTTGCCGCCCAGTTTGGCAACGGCTTGGTAGGGCTTTGGGCGCTTCTTCAGCCGCACCCCTCTAGGAAGTGTACGGCTCCGGTTAGCATTCATGGCGTTGGTCGGGGTGGTCGCAGGACGTGACCCGTAGACACCCGGATAGTGTCTTCTCCCTCTAGCCTAAACTCCCGCCTAAGGACTTCTACGTCTAATGCGTCTCGTACCATGAGGCCCCCGTCTTGCCATCGGTCCTGAGCATGCCCCTGAGGTTAAGCAGTGCGGCAACCTCACGCATGGCCAGCTCGGCCTCTTCCCTGATGATGGGCCCGAGGCCCGGCTTGTGGCTCCACTGGCCCTCATCGTGTATCCAGAGGCGCTGCTTGAAGTCCACCCCATCTACCAGCCCTCGGGCTACCAGACGCTTGCGGGTGAGGATGAGCCACATCTTGCAGACCTGAGCGCCTGCCGACTGGAGCACGGAGTTGAGCGCTGCGTGGGCCTTGCGGACGTGCAGCTTGCGACCATCCAGCGCCTTGAGGTAACCCCGCTGGGCTGCCTGTGTGACACCCTCGGTTAGTTCCTTGAGGCCCGTGATGCCTGCTTCCAGTGCGACGATAACCTGCCGTGCTCGGGAGAGGCGGGCCTTGGCCATGTCATCCATCTTCGCCACGAACTCTGGGCCGAACCTGCGCTCCACTCCACGGAGGAGCATGGGCAGACCACGGTAGGTGAGCAACTGGGGAACGTCCTCAGGGAGAACGATGATGGCCGGATCAAGGCTGAGCTTGAAGGCAGACCCGCCGTAGACCTTGAGGTAGATGGTGGTCTTGGCGTCTGCTCGTGTAATCGATGCGCCTGCCTCGGTGGCAATCTGCGCATGCTCGGCGTGAGGGTCCCGGTTGGGGTCGCACACACGGGCCGAGAAGGCTCCCTCGTCGTGAGGGAACAAGTAGTGGCCGAGGAGGATTAGCTCAAGGCTGGAGGCGTCAACGCCTGTCAGCTCGTCTCCCTCGTCGGCAAGCCATAGGGCACGGCACTCCGCACCGTAGCGGCCAGCCAATCCGTGGAGCACACGCTCTACCTTGGTGCCGTCCTCAAGGGTGACCTTCTCCTTGCGGACTGAAGGCACCTGCGACTTGTTCGGCTTGGAGTGGGTCCCACGGCCAGTGACGGCACCTGCGGTATCCATCCTCCCGTGTATTCGGCCCGCGTCGGTGACCAGATTGAGCCAAGCGTTCTGCCCGTTGACCACCATGCCCAGCGTCTTGTTGACCACGAAGAAGTCCAAGATGAGCTGCTTGATGTCTGGCGGGAGGATGCCCGGGGGTATCTCTTCCAGTACGCTTTCGTCTACGGTTGGTGCCCCTTGTTCGCCGGGCTTGGCCTTACCGAACTTGGTAGGGTTCCATCCAAACACATCCTGTAGACGCATGCCAAGATGCTGCCGAGAGGACGGATTGAAGGTGAGGCGCTCAATGGGGGTGTACGGAGCATCGGTGCTGTACCGTTCCACTGGAGGGCCGACGTAAGGTGCCAGCTCCTTGCCCGTCTTCTCGCTGATGCGTTTGACCGTGACATTGGGGAGGTCCGTTCGTTTGACATTGCGGTCTGCCTTCGGGGTGACCACCGCGCTTGGCTGCCACCAAGACCCGAAGGTATCCCGTAGCTGCTTCGAGATGCGTGCCTTCTCGTTCTGGAGCGTCGCGGCGAGCTTCTGGGCACCCTCCACGTCAAACCGCATGCCGTCCAGCTCTTGCCGGGCGATGATGTCAGCGATGCCGTGCTCGGTGTGCATGACCTGCTCGGGCCACACTAGGTCCACCTTCTCGGGGTCCGTCCAGCCGA